TACACACTGCAAACGGTTGGTAGTTTTTATTGAGCAATAAACTAGTTTTAGTATCAGGAGATACGACAATCATAAAAATAAAAAAGCCCCTAGATATATAAAACGGGATATCTAGGGGCTGGATTTAATCAACGAGTTTCGCGAACTTGAGCCCAACGGCCCTTGGAATCGCGAACGTTATAGAAGCGAGGTTGAAGAACAACCTGGCTAGAACGATTAACAAAGCCAAGCACGTCGTACTTAGAACGGCTGAAACGACGAGTAACTGCATTCATGCGGGTCTCGACACTTTCATCACCGCGCGTACGGGTATAGATGTCTTTGATAATAACGTTTTCTGATAATGTTGTATTCATATTACCTGGCAATTATACTACCGTTCCTAACTGAATTCAACCAACTATTTTGAAGTAGCTCTAAATACCCCATCCCAATTAGCTTCAGGAGGTGACTTTTTCAACTCTTCAATTCTTTCTATCATTGCTTCGTAATACTTCTTTAACTCTTTATTTTGATCCATTAACCATTTTGCATTAGTGATAGCAGTATCCCATCTTTGATTTCTGTAATCTGATAAGAATGTATTATGAAACGCTAGAACGGGAAGATAACTGATTTTATTAGGGTATTGCAGTACTGTGTAAATTCTTACCCCTTCTTTCTTACCCTTAACTGCAATGCAGTCTAGCTCGAAGCAACAGTAAGACATTTGTATCTTCTGATAAGTTAATGGGCCAATAATTATCTTAACCCCGTAAGGTTTACTTTGACCTTCTAATCTGGAAGCTAAATTAACTGAATCCCCTAAACAAGTGTAATCAAATCTTTGCGTTGACCCCATATTACCCACTACTACTGTACCGGTATTAATACCTAAACCCATACCAAATGCAGGTACTCCTTCTTTAGCTATCTCTTCATTAAATGTATCTAAACTGCTTAACATCTGCATTGCTGTCTTTACTGCGTCTCTGGCATGATCATCATTATCTAAAGGGGCATTCCAAAAGGCCATTTGAGCATCGCCGATATATTTGTCTAAGGTACCGTTATTATCTAAAATTGCTTGAGTCATTGCTGTCATATACCTATTCATGATCTTAGTTAACCCTTGTACATCGTTACCATAGTGTTCAGAAATTGTAGTGAACCCTCTTACATCAGTAAACATAATTGATAGCTCTCTACTATCACCACCTAATTTTAATAGATCAGGATTCTTTTGCAACTTTTCAACCATATCAGGGGATAGGTAAGTGCCGAATTGCTTTTTGATTTGCTGTTTGAGTTTAAACTCTATAATAAATCTCATAAATAGCGTACCAGCCCAAGTTACGAATATAGCAAATGTTGCAAAAGTATAATCAGCCAATAGATTATATTTTAAAAATAAATGAGATCCTAACAAATATGGGGTTGAAATTGCAACTAGGAAATATATTATAATAACGAAGTAAGGGAGATAGATGACTGCAAATATTATTGATAATGATATTAATACAGTAGCTATTATCTCATATAAATCAAACTCTGAAGGTCTCTCTAGTCTGTCCTGGTTAATAAGCATTTGTAATGCTTGTGCGGTTAATTCATGACCGTAAGTTATGTTTATTGGGGTTGCAACAGTATTAGAGAGGCCTTCAGCAGTTAATGATATAAAAACAATTTTACCATTTAACGATGACCAATCTTTATCACTATATGAAACAGAAGGGAATTTATATTTAAAGTTTATCCATACCCTAGCATTTGCATCAGTAGATATTGCTGGTGAACCTTTTACTCTTATTGCAGTAATACCAGCTTCAGTTACTTTAGCTTGATAGCTTGGTTCACCACTTATTACTCTTAAAACTTCTAGAGGAAACGATGGATATACTTCATTATTAATTTGTACTGCTAATGGCATACGTCTTACGATATTATCAACTTCAGGAGCTGTTATAATCATACCGGTTCCTGCTGACGCAGCTCCTATTTCTGGTATGGGTCCTATAGCTGATGGGTATTCAAACAGCCACGGCTGTGCTGAAGAACCTATGGTTGCTAATCCCCTTGGTATTGGCGCTCCTTTACCTTTTATTGCCGCAGACTGACCAGTAATAACTGGATATTTTTTTAATGCTTCAATAAATATTTCATCTTTACCAAATCTATCAGGTTCAGAAAACAATATAGGTAACACAACAACACTAGCTCCATTTTCAAATGCTTTTTCGACCCCCTTTGCCAGAACATCTCTACTCCAAGGCCATTGACCATTCTGTTCAAGAGTTTGTTCATCAATCTCTACTACCGATATATTTTCGCTCATTACCTTTTCTTGAGTTCTTTGGTAGTAATCCAATCCTTTTAGTCTTGCCGTTTCGATAAAGAACGGATCTGAGATTCTTAAACTTGTTAAGAGTACTAAGATAGTGAAACCTACTAAAAAGGATTTCAATTTTAAAAATTTCATTTCTGAATTATATTTATAATACTTTTTCCTCCGAAGTTAAGCGGTATAGTTTGAGTACCATCTTTAGTGGTTAAGTTTAAAGTTGCATCAGTATTTCCTTTGGTAATGTATTTGATTACATTACCATTTTTTTCGTATGTATAGGTAGCTGTTACCCCGTTTGTAGAAAAACCTACTCCAGTTGTAATTGTAGGTATTACTAAAGTAGAGGTTGGTAAATCAATTTTAGTGGCAACGACATTTATAATAGCTATAGTATTAGCTACGACCTGTAAAGTTTGCGGTTGTATTGCATTTAAATTTAAAACAGTTACAGGTTTAGCATCTATAGTAGTTTCTTCTGATTGAGTTACTGCTACTTCGGCTGGAGTATTTGAACTCTCTACAGTCTCACTACTACCAATTATTTCAACAGAACCTTTATCCCCGCTTTCACCAACTTGATTAATTTTAGTTTTAGATGCAGATTTACCTCCTTTTTGGGTAGAGCTTGAATTGTCAGCAGCTACTGTTTGCTGTTGATTTTTTTTAGTCTCTTTATTAGCTTGCACTACTGATTTAGGGGTATCAACAATAAGCATATTATTGATCTTACTCTCATCTTGGAAATCTAATATAACCGGGTTAGACGGGGGAGCGTTCATTGAAGAAACTAAAGTAGCTTGGTAGGCTTGATTGAGCAATACCGTACCCCCCATATTGCTAACTTCAATCATACCTATTACTGGTTCGCCTCCAGCAGCTAATGGTATCGATGGTAATAATACTACTAAACTTTTACCATCTTCACTTACAGTCATTGAAAAATCAGTACCTCTAACCGAAATCTTAGCAGTAGGGGTAGTTACTCTTACGTTCTCTCTACTATTTTTAGCTATTAAACCGGAAGCATATCTTACTGTACCGAAAGCAGCTTTAACTGATAGGGTACCTTTATTTGTACTCTTATCATATACAAACTCATCGATAGTTAACTTAGAGTACTCTGTAACTTGCATCTTAGTATCATCTTCAAAAGTAATACTAACTCTAGCTTTAAGAGTTTCAATTCTATCTTCCATCTCTATACTAACATCTACTTTACCTTCGATCTTATCCCTGTCTCTAGTTATCTCAGTAGGACCAGTTACCTCGGTTAACTTACCAATTGACCCATAGGTACCTGAACATAAAAAAGCCGCTATAAAAAGTATAACGGCTTTGTACATATTACGGAGTTGGAGGTGCTATAACTGTTGTTGTTGTAGCTGTACCTGGTGGGCCTGAACTACCCCCGTAGGTTAAATTAGGAGCGGTGGCTGTAGTTGTTTGTACAATACGTACTGTATTAGCGCTACCAACTAAATTGTATTGAAGAGTTTGTTTTTCAACACCTGCTTGGTATATAGTTAAGTCATTAGTACTACCAGCAATAGTAACTGTTTGCTCATGACCTGATTTAGCAGTAGCACCGCCTGTCGAACCAATTTGAGTAGATTTAACTTTATTAGAATTACCAACTATATTATAATCGATATAGTTGTAACTTGCATCTTTGATACCAAATCTTAAATCGTTAGAGTTACCTACAACGTTTAATCTCATTTCAGAGTTATCTAGAGTAGCTTTACTGTTGTCTGTGTTTGAGGTATGATCAACAGAAACGTCTTTATTAATGAGTACGTTATTACTGTTACCTGCTAAATTAATGTTTATATTATTATTTGCACCGTTTAAGTAGTACTTTTGAATATTGCTACTACCGGTTGCAACCGATAATAATTTTAAATTATTAGCGCCGGTGATAGAAAAATCGGTAGCATTACTGTCGCCTATTTGTCTAAATTCAAAATTAATATTGTCACCGGTAATATCGCTAAACGTGCCGGAAGAACCAACTCTATTCTGGCTACCAACTTGAATTAAAGTTGTAGCACCAGCAGTGGTGATTTGATTTACATATATTTGGTTTTGGCCATAGACATATGTGCATAGAAGTAGCATTATTAATGCCTGTAGTGGTGATTTCATGGCATCATTATTTATGCCTTTTTACTTCGTTTGTTTAAATTTCCATAATCCAGACTTCTCACCTTCTATTACTATATCAATTACAGCTTGATCAATAGCACTTCTTACTGCAATTGAATTAGGTTCATTTGCAGTTAAACCAATTTCTGCTTCAATTGGTAGAGTACCATGTTCGTAAAATTTATATAAATTACCAGCTAAAGCAACGCTTGTAATAGTTTTAGTTACCGCAACACTTAATAAAACCTCACCAGTATTTACACTAATCAATCTTAATGAAACAGTTACTACATCTTTTCTATATTGCGTGTTACCAGTAATGCCTAGAATACTTGCGCCAGCACCGCCTGTAAGAATATTCGTATCATATCCGATAATACCCCCCTCAGCTAACACCCCAGCAAACATCATCGGAGTCAATTTTTCGGCATTCTTACCTTGAAAAGTTTCTCTAGTTTGAGAAATTAACTGACGCTCTTTTATTATATTATCTAAACTAGCTCTTTCTAAAACTTTAAACCATTTACCATTACCTGCTAATCTTAAAGCATCTATCAACCAGCTTTCTGCTCCTTGAGTTACAGCAGATGAGAAAGACGCATATGAATCAACTGTTTTTCTTTGACCGGTCTTATCTGCAAAACCATAAACAGCAATTGTCATTACTGGGGCATCAACTGCTGGCAAATTTATTAACTTTTGTTCTAGAGGTGAACGCTGAGATTTAGGTTGTTCTATAATACCTGGTTTAGTTGGTATTGAGCCGCAACCTGTTAATAATAACAGTAAAAAAAGTGGTGATAAAAACTTCATTAATCGCCCGATGGTTTAAGCGTCCCGATTGGTACAGTGATTTGGGTAGTTGTACCTGATGCTGGGTCTACAATATATAATGTAGCAAAATCACCACTGCGTTGCCAAGTTACTGTAGCACCGCCTTGTAAATTAATAACACCAAATGTTGCTTCACCAGAATCAAAAATTGCATCAGTTACTTGAGAAGCTAATTGGGAGTAAATTCTAGCTTGTAAGTTATTGATGAAAGTATTGAGAGGAGTGTTTGAAGCTTGTAATTTAGCTTGTTCAACTTCAGCTTTAGCAACATCTTTAATTGATTGCTTTCTAGTACGTGCTAGATTTTCAATAGTTAACATATGTGATGAATAACCAATTCCGTTAAATGCGGGTGATTTAAAAGAATGTACCATATCACTTGCTTTCAATGTGGTTAGTAATAGAACTGCTATAAACAATGTTCTCATAAACTTATTTATATCATCATTGAACTTATAAATAATATTATGGCGTGGCAAAATTTAAATATCTGTAATTCGTTTACTGAAACATATTCAACAAACTTTAAAAAACTATCAGCTGCACAATGCTGTGAAGTTGATATCTATAACTTAGGTAGTAGCCCATTACTGGTGTATGATAACGACACATTAACTCAAGCTTCTATATCAGCCTTTTCATCATTTACCGTTCCACCTTCAACCAATTACACTTTTAGAGGTATTACTAATAGTGAGCAAGTTAGTGCTAGATTTAGCTCTGGTGGAGGTTTAGTTTGCTATAGAACGCAATACTTCTCAAATAATCCGCTAAACATTTACTAATTAAATTGGTGGGCCAGGTGGGATTCGAACCCACACTCAAAGGATTATGAGTCCTCTGCTTTAACCGTTAAGCTACCAGCCCACTTAAATTACAATTCGCTAATCTTTTGATTAACGTAGATGATTTCCATCTCAAAATCTTTTTTAGTCTTACAAGGAGACAATATCCTTAGTACACATTGTATAGAGCTATTAGGTGCGGTGATCTCAGCTAACGTGCCATCAAACACGCTAATAAACTCACTCTTATCGTAGATTACAGTATAACCGCTTACTGTAGTATTATATACAATTTCTTCAGCCTTCATTAGTCAAAATCAATAATTTGTTGTTCATCATTATAAATTTGTTTCTCGACTTCTTTGTTATTCAAGTCTTTAATAATATTTACCAATACTCTAACTACATCAGCGTTGAATATTTTCTCAGTTTCAAGACGCTTTTCATAAGCAGTTACTACTTGATCGATATACTCGTAGTTTATGCGCATATACTTTTAGAAAAGTTCTTGACTGCAGACCTAGCACCATTAGCGTTATAATACTTTTTAGTATTTTCAAACGATTCTTTATTAAAGATTTCAATCGTACCTGCAGTCTTATGACCGTAGCACATACGACCAAAACGATTACGAGAGGTCTCTCTCGGTACGTAATTAGGTTGAGGTAGAATACCTAGCTCAATCAATCTTTCAGTTGTCATAATAATATTATAATTAAGTTCCTTTATACTCACTATTCCTGATAAAAAACTTCTTATCTTTTTTTTGCTTGTTATGCATTTCTAACACCCTACAAAGAAGCGTTTGCTCAAACGTTGTTGCGTCAATTTCTAAAGGTGAGTTTACGTAACTCTTATCTGTAGTTTCATCGTAATTTTTTCTCGTTAAAGGAATGCGAAATACTTTATCTTGGACAAAGTGTCTAAATTCATGCAACAAAGTCGATACAAAAATATCTTCACGAAAGATAATATCAGAGATATGAATCTTATTATTCGTACCTGCTTGAAACTTGTAATACGAATTTAATCCAGCTGCCATTTTAATATTAATGGTATGGTTTCTTTTCTTCTTTGATTTATAAACGGTGTCAAAGATTGTAGAAAATATATTTGACATAATTTGAAAATCGATTTTAGGGAATCGTTTCTGAATCTTATGATCAGGTTTAAAAATAATCATCTTAAAGTGGTGCCCAAGGCCGGACTCGAACCGGCACGCCCTTTCGAACAACAGATTTTAAGTCTGGTGCGTCTACCATTCCGCCACTTGGGCAATATATTATGCAAATTTAATCAATCCCTTACGGTTATCAAGTTGAATTTTATTAACTTTATAGATCGCGTCATCGCCGCGTCCAAACTTCTTAATCGTATCTTGATCACACATCTCTTTAAGTAGAACGTAAGCTTGTGATGAAGTTAAGCTAAGTTCTTTCATAACACGCTTCTTAGTAATAAATGGAGGCTCCGTCATGGCAAGAACCTTTTCAGAATTCTCACGAGTACGTTGAGCCTTGTTAAATGCTTTATCAACGTTAATACGTTGACCGGTAAATACAAAACCTTTCTCAGTAAGCATACTAGAGAACTCATTGCACGAACCGAAACGATTCTTAGCAAACGAGATAACACGAGCACGATCATCTCCAGCGTTTTCGTCAATCTCAATCTGCATATTAACATCTACAGTATGCGGAATTAAAGTACCTCCCTTAAGAACCCCACCTTTAGTAAGATGCAGGATAAAGAAGATTGCACACTCGTTAAGTTTAGCTGCATTTACCAGTTTAGTAATTGCATAGCTTTCAAGCTCACGAGAGTTCTTTTCTTCTTTAGTAGTAAGAGCTTGAAAAGAGTCGACAACTAAAGCATCATAATGCTTAGTAGCTTCAACTAGAGTATCAACATCAGTAAGATTAGCA